TGATAACTCCGTTTTCACCGACTAGAGCTAAGTCAGTATGACCTAGAACTGAGCTGGCTTGCTTGAGAGCTTTAAGGTTATCATCTGTAAGATTGATTCCAACTTCAGCATCAGGCATTGTAATATCCTTGGATGGTTGAGTTAGAATATCAATTTCAGAGAAGTAATATTGAATCCTTTTACTTTCATCGTTCTTAATGGTAACAGATTTATCACCAAATTCTAATTGGGCATCGTCAATAAGACCATACACTGATAAGAATTCGTTTAAATCATAGATTCCAAACTCTTGTGCAAAATCTTCAACAATATCAGATGAAGCCAAAATAGTTTTAGCCTCAGAAATTGTTTTCAGTTTTTGACCAGGTTTAATTACCAAATTAGGATTAATGGTCGCAAAGTTTTTCAATACGTTAATTGTATCATTACTTAAATTCATAATATTTCCTTTTTATATTTCTGTACTATTATACCATAAAAGCGAATCATTGTACAGGTTTATTTTCGCTATCATGTATTGAAAGTGCAATAATGGAATAGTGTAAAACTTTCATTAGGTCTTTTCTATGGTCCTGACTACTTCCTTTACGTCCATACCTTTGTGCGTATTTCAATACATTTCCTATTGTGAAGCCCATACCATGGCCACAATCTAAAATAAATTCTGTTGATTGAAATTTATTTTTAGAGTAGTGACTATTGTAAGTACTATCAATATAATTTTGGAGCTCATCGATTAGAGCTCCTTCATTAAACTTATAATCTATCTTCGTCTGTTTCTTCGACATTTTGTTCCTCATTAAAATCGACTCCTGCATCTACTTTTGAGTAGAGGTCAAGGAATGCTTCTTTAGTATCATCATCAAACCTTGCAATACATAGGTCGATTGCTTTCATTCTATCGTTAAAGATTGAATTGGTTTGAACAATATGGCAGAGCCTTCTTGTTGAAATGACCTCATCGACACCATCATCATAAAAAGTTTTTCTTATGATATCTGCCCATGCGACTAGGTTTTCTGCGAAGTCTCCATCTATTGCATCAAATTTTGCCATGTGCTTCATAACAATTTTCTGTTCAACTCTTGGTGAAGGAAATTGTTGGTCGATAGAAATAGTAAATCTTTCTAGGAATGCTTCATCGATTATAGATGCTGCTGTAAACCTACCGTCATCTGAACCTTTACCTTTTGTATTCGCAGTAGCGATTACATTAAATCCAGGTTGCGGAGTAATTGTTTCACCCGTCTTTTTAACAACAACTGGTTTACCTTCAAGTATACCTTGAAGACACATAATTTTATTTGTAGCTCTGTCGATTTCATCGAGTAATAGCACTGCACCGTTTTCCATTGCTTTAAGAACTGGGCCTTTAGCAAAAACAGTTTCTCCATTGATAAGTCTGAAACCTCCAATAAGGTCGTCTTCATCTGTCTCAGGATTGATTTGTACACGTATAAACTCCCTATTAAGTTTTGCACATGATTGTTCTACCATAAATGTTTTACCATTCCCTGATAATCCAGAGATATAAGTTGGATAGAACATTTCTGATTTTAGGATTTGTGTTATGTCTTTAAAAGGACCCCAAGGTACGAACGTTGGGTCGGCTTTAGCATAACTTTTTTCTTGATTAACAATTGATTGCATTTGCAAGGTTGAACTATTAGTTTCTTCTTTTTGTCTCAAAGGAACGATAACTGAGGATAAATCATATTGACCTCTGACATCGCTTTTCACTTCGAGTAGTGGAGACCAATCAGCTTTAGAAAATCCTAAAGATTTTGCAGTATCGACGATAACTGCTTTCCTAAAAATGGTTTGGTCGGGATAACTTGCTTGTAGTTTCTCAACTATTGTATTTGTATTCACTTTCATCATAATATAAATTTCACTCCTTTAATTTAATTTATAATAGTATTGTACCAGGTTTGAGCCAATTTGTACAGTGTTTTGTTGCAGAAACATGCATGTTTTTATGCCACTGCCTGACCAAATTTGCTCATTAGGTTCTTATTATTCTTCTTGTTATTTGAGAACTTCTTGAATGCTCTTAAAACTTGACCTTTAGTCATATCTGAATCAGCTTCAATTTCGTTATCTTCGTCAGCTTTAAAGGTATCATTTTTAACGACATACCAATTATTGTATCCCATTGAATCTTTAAAGTGTACACATTTTTGTTTTTTGTGCTCTGCAAAATATTTCTTTTTAGCTTGAGTAAATTCGTTTGACCACCACATATCGTCATTGCCGTCAAAATGTGCTTTTGATATTGCATGGTTGAAATCGTTTCTATGGTCAGCAATAAAGAATCCCATAGTTTGAACACCGTATCTTTTCTTTAGATTATCTAGTAAATCTTTAGTTCCGCCAGTTCTAGCGTCTTTAAGAATTACACTCCTACCATCAATTTCTACTTTGTGTTTTGGATTATAATTTCTCTCTTGTGGTATTCTATCGATTTTATGGCTTTGCATAACTGATAGCCTATTAGTATCGCCATCAGTGATTGTAAGGAATGTTACCTTTTCAATACCAAACTTCTTTTTAAATTCTCTAACTAATTTGTGAGATACAATAAGTGCTTGGTTTAAAGGTGTTGAACCAAAGTCTTCACATTCGGCTCTTGACCATCTGTCATAAGGACCATTACATTGTGCCATTCTTGAGAATATATGCTTTAAAGCTTCTTCAAATTTTGATTTGGTTAAACCACTGTGAATTAGCTGAGGCATTGATAAGCTATCCATGTAAAGGTCGCCATCTCTATATAGCTCATTTACATTATTACCAGAAGTAAATGCATATACATCAAATGGAATATTAACTGCTTTACAAAACATTACGCTGTGTATTAGTTGGTCTAAAACATTGTTCAGTGAATCAAACATTGACCCAGAGTAATCGATAATCATAAACATTCCATGATTTTTACTGTTGGCCATTTTAGTAGTTTTTGCAAAGATATCTTCTGAAACTCTATAGCTGTGCAATTTGTTAACATCAATTCTACCAGTTTTTGCAGTAGTTGCATGCATCCATTGATGTGCAGCTTTTTTCTGCTCAAATTCTTTTACTGCTGGAACTATAGCTTTTTTAACTCTTTTCATATAAGCTTTAAATTTTTCTTCTGAATCTGCTTTATAAAAAGGTCCAATACTATTGTTATAGCAACCGTATTGGTTTTCTAGGATTTTTTGATTTATTCTTAGTTTAGCCAATTGGTCATATTTGAAAACTACCTTTTTGAAAACTTCTTTAGAAATTTCATTGGCATAAACAAATTCAGTAGACTCTGGAAGTAATGTTTTTTCCATAGCTCTAAAAATAGAATCAGTAACTGAAATATCTTCGTCAGTATGCTCAGGTAGTGCAGTTTTTAGAGAACCTTCATCAGTTTCTTCATCATCTAATTCTTCGTCTCCAGGGTTTGAATTGCCTTGAGTGTTTTCTTCTTTTTTGTTTTCTTCTTCATCTTCGTAGTCATCGTGACCCATGTTTTGTGTTGGGTCTTCGTTTTCGGATTCTTCTTCGTCAAAATCATCTTCAGCTGTTTCTGGTTTTTGAATTAATTCCTCTTGGTTTTCTTGAGTCCAAGCTAGGATTTCTCTAACAACATCGAGTACTTCTGAAAACTCTTCTGTCTGCATAGATTTATTATAAAACGATAATTCTACATCTGACATTGGTACATCAAGAAGATTACCAATTTTAGCTTTTAGATTAATTTTATCAATGAGTTTTACTTTGTCCCAATCGATAGAATCGACATCGCCAAAAAATTCGTCAGCTACTAGTTTTTTATAGCCTCTTGACATTGGTCCGATAAGACCAGGATAATCTCTTTTAATTTTCTTTTCAATTCTGCAATCTTCAACTACATTAATATATGACCTAGGGCATCCTTCCAATTTCTCTGGACTATCGTGCCATCCCTCAAAAGGAGTATATAGTGCATGGCCAACTTCGTGACCAATAAGAAGGTCTTTGACATCTTTACCCATATCTTACCAATCTGGAAGACCTAGAGTTCTGTTTTTGATGTCAAACCAAGCAGTAGAATATGCACCGGTTTGAACGATAACGTCTTCTTTTGCTAGTAGTTTTGCGATTGTGGTATTCATATAATCACTCCTTTATTTGAATATATGTATATTGTACCATAGCTAGAGCCATTTGTACAGTGTTTTCTGCAAATAATTGCATGTTTTTTTTAGCCTGGTGCCCACACCCGGACTCGAACCGGGACGCCATAAGCGAGGGATTTTAAGTCCCTTGTGTCTACCAATTCCACCATGTGGGCCTATCAGGCTAAATATTGGCCTGCCCTGGAGGATTCGAACCTCCGACCTACGGTTTAGAAGACCGTTGCTCTATCCAGCTGAGCTAAGGGCAGATAATTAATTCTGTACCATTATACCATAGTAAAGTATGTTTGTACAGAAAAAAATGCGTTTATATTATAAAGGTATTACATTTATATGTACATAAAAGTGCAACTTTTGTACACTTATATCTACATAAAAGTGCGATTACCTTATTTTAGAGAAATTTCTATCTTTAAAGAATTCAATCTTAGACCTAAATTTATTCTCTAGGACATCTCCTTTATGAGAGATGATGAATACATTAGAACCATCTTCCAGCGTATCCAAGATTTTGGTTAGGTTATCGATTCCATCCATATCTAAACTTGAGTCAAATGTTTCGTCCAATACTAATAGATTAGTCGATGCACTATTTTTCATTTTAGCTATTTGTCTCCAAGTAAAGAGTAATGCCAAATCAATTCTTTGTTTCTCTCCTTCAGAAAATGATGCATAATTAAATGTATCTCTATGACGCGACCTGATAGTTTCGTCAAAATTTTCATCGAGATGGAATGCAACAAAGAAATCTAATACTTGTAAATATTGATTGATTAACCTATTCATGACTGGCAGATATTGTTTGATAACTTTAGTTTTAATACCTGTATCTTTTAACATCTCACCAATAGCTTCGTTATAAGTTCTTTCCTCAACGTACTCTAGTTTCTTTTCGGTAGTAGATTCTTTACTCTTTCTAAGAGTCGATAAATCCTTCTTTGCCGTCTTGCTGTCTCCTGACGTTTTAAGGAGCGTATCGATTTCCTTTTGGGTTTTGCCAATTTCCTTTTGTAAGAGTGCAACCTTGTCATTATTTGAATTTATCCTTGATTGTTTTTGCCTTAATTGATTAAGGTTGTTCATAATTTCTTGACCTTCTTTTTCTAAAGTATTTACTTCTTTTTCTAAAGAGTTTTTATGTTCTTGAACATCCTTTGCCTTTTCCTTAAGTACATCTAATTTTTTTACTTTAATAGTTGCGTCTATATCCTGCTCACATGTAGGACAAATATCGTTATCCTCAAAGAATCTGGCTTCTTCAACTAGATTTTTAATTTTATTATTAAAGTCTTTATTATAAGCTTTCATGTCTGACATTTTATCGCCGAAATACTTATAGTTCTTTTCTTCACCCTGAATCATTGTCTGTAGGTTTTTACCTAGATTTTTAGATTCTTCAAAAACTTCTGCTATTTCTTCTTTATAAACATTAATTGCATCACGCTTTATATCAACTTGTTCTTCGTTTAGACTTTCTAAATCTTTAATATATTTTGATTGTGCTTCAATTTTTGTTTTATATAAATCAATGTTATGATTAATGTCGACCAATTCTTCACGAATCTTTGAGTTTCTCTCTTTTAACAACTGATTCATTTTAGAAAAAATACCGATATCTAATAAATCTTCAATTACAGCTCTTCTTGACCAAGCAGGTAATTGCATAAATGGAATGAATGAACTACTTCCTAGTACAACTACTTGATGAAATGATTTATGGTTGAGTTTTAAAATATTTGTTTCTAAAAACTTCTGATAATCTCTAACATTAGATGCTTGATTAATCATATTACTATTTTGCCAAATCTCAAATTTAGTTGGTTTGATTCCTCTTACGATTTTAAAATCAGAATCGCCAATAGTAAATTCGACTTCGACAACAGTACCTTTACGATTAATTGAATTCATCAATTGTTTCTTATTGATATCTCTGTGTGGTTTACCAAATAATCCAAATGATAATGCATCTAGTAATGTTGATTTACCTGCACCATTTTGACCTACAATAAGTGTAGTCGGTGATTTGTTTAATGATATAGTAATAGGGTCGTTTCCTGTTGAAAGAAAATTCTTCCAGGAAACAGATTTAAAATGTATCATACTACTTCCAAGTTTTGAGCTTCAGTATAAAGCTTTCTCAATTCGACTTTTAAATGGTCTTTATCTAAATCTGTATCTACAGCATCGACATAAGAATCAAGCAGTTCGGTAGTATCTTCTAGTGAAACTTTGTCGTCTTCCACGCTATCACCTAGATACTCTTCAAATGATTCTGCAATCTTTAATTCATATGTTTCAATACTTTGTAATTTGTCGACAAATTTATCGAACATATACAAGTCGTTTTTATTAATAACAATCAGCTTAATAAATTTCCTTTCAAACTGACTCATGTCGATATCATCATAATTTACTTTTGTATCATCATAAATTACTTTTTTGAACATCGTAATTGGATTTCTTACTGGTGTAATTTCTCTTGTTTCTGTATCTAATACATGGAAATATTTTGGGTCATCTACATCAGCCCAAGTAAATTCCATTTGAGAACCAAGATATGTGACATTATCTCTGGACGATTTGGTATGAAAATGTCCGGATAGAACCATTTCAAATCTTTCAAATACATCAGCACTCATTCCGTGTGGGTTTGGTACTCCAGGTAATAAATCAAATCCTTTTAACTCTAAATGTGCACCAAGAATAGATGCTTTACAATTCATAGCCCATTTAGTGTATTCTTGGTAATTACTATTATTAATCCATGGAATTACAGCAACTTTACATCCTGCATAATCCAGGACTTTTGGTTTCATAATAATGTTGACATTTGAAGTAAAATATCCGAGCAACTCTTTGAGTGAGCACAACTCGTTAGTATTTTTAAAATAAACATCGTGATTACCAGGAATGATATCCATAGTAATACCAGCATCCCGCATAGGCTCAAGAAAATGTTTGCGATTTTGATTAAGAGCTTTAAAATTGACGAATTTTCTGTGTTCATAATAATCTCCTAAATGCAAAATATTCTTAATGTTATGCTCTTTTAGATAAGGGAAAAAGACTTCTTCATAGAATCGTTCTTGATATCTTAGAAAAATGTCACTTGAATTTCTTACACCACAATGGGTGTCGTTTAATATAGCTACTTTCATTATTTCATGAATAGCTCAAGCTTTTGCTGAGCCTTTTCTTTTTTAGCAAATTTCTTAACTTTGTCATCGTTTGTTCTAACTCTTGCAATTCTAGATTTTAGAGTATCGACATACGCCATAGTTTCGGCTGCCATTTCGTTATCCATACCAGCAGTTACAAATTCTTCAATTCCCATTCTTTCAATAAATCTAAATTTAATATCTTGTTGCTTCTTCTCTTTAGTGATTCTTCTGATAAAAGCAAAATAGCAAATTTGAGTAAAGTATGAGAATGCGTTTGGTTTACCAGTTCTCGTAGCTGTTTCAAGGTTATAGTTTCCGATTGCTCTTAGGCAATTTTCTACTGCATCCATAACCATTTCTTCACGATAAGTATACCTCACGAAGTTCGGTCTATGGGATAATCCTTCTGCAATTTTAATAAAACATTTAGCAATATAATCAGTAACTTTAGGAATATCCTTTCCTTTACTTTCTGCTAAATTCTTTTCAGTAACATAATCCATTACTGCTTGAGAGAACTCTCTGTTATTTACATAGTGTGGTTTTTCTTTTGGTTTTAAAGCCATAGTTGGGTTTCCTCCATAATGTGTATATTATACCATAAGATGAGCTGTTTGTACAGGCATTTTTATTGCATTTATTTGCAGAAAACACTGTACAAAACGTTGTTTATAGTATATAATAGTATTGTATACTGGGGCGGGGTAGATATAGCAATAGTCAATGAAGTATCTTTTTAGCCGGTGTAACGGGTTCATCTTCTTCATAATAATAGTCCTCATCTTCAGCCACCTGAGTAGCATATTCTTTCAATACGTCTTGATACTGTTGTAGCATTTCACTCTCACCAGCCAACAGTTCACCGGTGGGAGCTCTCATCTGAAGCACATAACCCAAATACTTTTGCTTTAAAGAATCATCGACCTTAACGCTACATAAGACTCTATTCTTTAAAAATTTAAATAATGTACTTGATGAAAATGGAAAGTATGGACTTAGATTATAGGTACCAATCATATTTGCCTTAACAGCACATGGTCTCTCTACTAACATATTGTCATCATTATTTCGACTAACAAGTGCGATAATTTCATCTCCGTTAATGAACTTAATGTGCCTGATATCCATTTTATCTTCCATATATCT